CATCGGTAGTGCTTCGAAGGAATATCCTTGTTCACGTAATACAACACAGCATCCAGACTGCACCCTGACAAATCCAGTATGGTACATTCCTGCAGATCATTTCTCAGGATATCAAATACCCTGTCTCCACGATTCAAAAGCCGTTGTGTATTCCTGGAAATACCCTCAAAGCGCAGAATAGCCTCGTCACAGGCAAGCAGCTCCGGCTTTGCCTCAAAAACCGTGCTGTACACAAAATCATTTTCCATCAGTGGAAGAACCAGAAGCTCGTTATCCCTGTAGTAGGGATCCGGAATCAGCGCATTTTCCAGCAGCGTCCCGTAGACCGAACCGGGCACGGCCGCCTCCATGCTTCCCCCCGGGATAAGCCCATGATCCTTTCCGATGATTTCCAGCTTCCAGCTTCCGTTCAATCTGTACTCTAACATGTCTCGTCCTCTCTTTTTTTGATCATAAATATGTTGTCGTGATGCCTTCGGACTGTTTCACACTGCGTGCGTTCACAATCCTGAAAACATTCAAAATCTATCTTGGCATCAGTATATCACAGAACCTCACCTTCTATATAGAAGCTTTTGTGAGAAAAGTCGTAAAAAAATTGCAAACAGCCTTAAAACTGGTATATAATAATACCACTGAATGGAAAAGTTTCTCAGACAACGAAACAAAAAGGAGATCTCATGAAGAAAACACCCAAACAAATTGCGGCGATTTTGTGTATTGTACTTCTGGTCCTTCTGTATGTGGCCACCATGGTTGTGGCCCTGCTTGATTTTCCCGGCTCGGACAGACTGTTTGCCGCCTGTCTCATGGCCACCGTCGGTCTTCCCATTCTGTTGTGGATCTATATATGGCTTTACGGGAAATACAGGGAAAGACGCTCCGGCGCCGGCCTTTCCGGTACAAAGGACGACGCAAAAAATGATTAATCTAAAATAGAAAGCAGAGCCTCGGCTGCCCTGGAATGGCGTACCTTTCTTTTTTCCGCCACATAAAAGCCCCTTGGGGGAACCACTTCCCCAAAACGGAGTTCAAAAAGCCGCCCGGCCGCCAGTTCGTCTGCGGCAAATTCCTTTACCACGCAGCCAATTCCCAGATTTCTCACTGCAAACTGCACGATCATGTCACTTGTGGCAAGCTCAAACTCCGGGGTGATCTCCACCTGGTTTTTCGCAAGGAATCCGTCCATATAGGTTCTGGTGCTGGTGTTTTTTTCCAGAGAAATAACAGGAAGCGCAAGAAGCTCCTTAAAGTCCAGAACCCTGTCCTTATACTTCGCAAATTTGCTCCCCGCCACAAAGCAATCCTCGATGCTCTCCTCCTTGAGGGTGGGTGTGGAGCAGTAGCGCCGCTTTTGAAATTTATTGTTACAGTGCCAGTGGACCTTAGCGTACTTGCTCCCAGCGTGCCAGACCTTTCTGCCATAGAATCCGCCGCAGTCGGCGCAAACGATCCTGCCAGAAAACGGGGTCTTGCATTGGGCGTGGCCACCCGCCGCCTGACGCCTGCGGAACTCCTCCTGCACCATCTCGAACACCTCCGGGCGGATGATGGCGGGATGATTATTCTCAATATAGTATTGCGGGTATTCCCCCTCATTTTTCTTCGTTTTCTTGGACAAAAAATCTACCGTAAAGCGTTTTTGTAAAATTGCGTCTCCCTTGTATTTCTCGTTATGGAGGATGCTGTCCACCGTACTGGCGTGCCAGACGGTCTTTTTCGCCGGGGTAGGGACACCGTCCTCTGTGAGACGGGCAGCGATGTCATAAGTAGATTTCCCCGCCAGAAATTCGGCGTAGATACGCCGGACGATGACCGCTTCTTCCTCCACGATTTCCATTTCACCATCCGCCGCTCCCTTTTTGTAGCCGAGGAAGTGGGAGTAGCCCAGGCTCATTTTGCCGTCCGCAAACCGCTTCCGTTTCCCCCATGTCACGTTTTCCGAAATGGAGCGGGACTCTTCCTGCGCCAGCGAGGACATGATGGTGATGAGCAGCTCGCCCTTGGAATCAAGCGTGTAGATGTTCTCCTTCTGGAAGTAGACCTCCACGCCTTTCTCCTTCAGTTTCCGGACCGTGGTGAGGCTGTCCACCGTGTTCCTTGCGAACCGGCTTACGGACTTGGTCACGATGAGGTCTATCTTCCCATCCAGCGCATCCTGCACCATTTTGTTAAATCCGTCGCGGTGCCTCGTGTCAGTCGCACTGATCCCTTCGTCCGTATAGACGTTTACGAATTCCCATTCCGGCCGGGACTTGATGTAATTGGTGTAATAATCCACCTGCGCCTCGTAGCTGGTGAGCTGCTCCTCGCTGTCCGTGCTGACGCGGGCGTATCCGGCGGTCTTCCGCTTTGCCACCGCGTCATTCCTTATCCCGGTATGCAGGTTCCTTGTCGCCGGTATCACTGTCACATTAGCCATTGACATCCCCCTCCTTTCCGGCACTGGTGTTCCCTGCGCGCATCTCTTTCATCAGGCGGCTCAGTTTCTGCCTGTGCGCATCCGAAGCCGCCCTGTCATTCCAGTATTCCTTTTTCTTTTCACTTAGGTTTCTTCGCTGTTCTTCCGTGAAAGTGTGGGTTTTCCAGTATTCCTTCATCCGCTCGCTCTGCTGCCTGCACTGCTCCTCCGTCCGCTTCCGGCCGGAATTTTTCAGGCTGATCTGCCGCTTCTGTTCCTCCGTGCAGACATACGCCACCTCATGCTCTTTCCACTGTTTAACGGTTTCTTTCCCATTCCTTAAGCAGAATGTCAGTGTGCGGTTTTCCCCTGCCCGGATTGCCGTTATCTTATCCCTGACGGCATCCTCTGTCACTTCGCCACCGACCACTTCGGCAGTGAGCCGGAAAAGCTCCTCTTCCGGGATGATGTCCGCGCCGCAGTTTTCCGGTCCCTCTTTCCTCCGCGTCCGGCAGGTCCATGTCCGGTATGCGGGTGCGCCCGACCGGATGTAATTCTTCCCGCAGCGTCCGCACCGCACCAGCCCGGAAAAGGGATATGCCGGCGTTTCCTCCCCTTCCTTATGTTTGAAATGCTCCGCCCTGCGCTTCATTTCTTTCTGCACCTTGTTGAAGGTGTCCATGTCTATGATCGCCTCATGGGTGCCGGTGGCATGGTACATTGGCTTCTCCCCATGGTTGATAATGCATTTCTTCGTGATGTGGCTCTCCCGGTAGGTTCTCTGCAGGAGCAGGTTCCCGGTGTATGCATAATTGCGGAGCAGCTTCAGGATCGGGCTGCGGCTCCACCTGTTTCCAAGCCGCGTTTTTATCCCCATGGCATTCAGCCTGTTCCGGATGGCGGTCGCCCCCATCCCCTCCAGGTACCAGTCAAATATCATCCGCACGGTCTCCGCCTCTTCCGGCACAACCTCATACTTTCCATTCACATTGCGGTAACCGAGCAGCGTGCTGCTCCACGGCTTCCCTTCCTCGAAATTCTTTTTGATGCGCCACTTCTGGTTCTCGCTCGCCGACCGGCTCTCCTCCTGCGCATAGGAAGCAAGCACCGTCAGCATCAGCTCCCCGTCCGTACTCAGCGAATGGATATTCTGCTCCTCGAAATAAACATCCACGCCAATCTGCTTCAGTTCCCGCACCGTTTCCAGCAGCGTCACCGTGTTCCTGGCAAAGCGTGAGATCGATTTGGTCAGCACCATGTCAATCTTCCCTGCCCTGCAGTCTGCGAGCATCCGCACAAAATTCTCCCTGGTGTCCTTCGTCCCGGTCCGTGCCTCGTCCGCATAGACCCCGGCGTACTCCCATCCGCTGTGGTTCTGGATCAGGCCGCTGTAGTAGCTGACCTGCGCCTCCAGTGAGTGCAGCATGGCATCTTTGCCGGACGATACACGGCAGTATGCCGCCACGTTCTTATCCCGTGGGAGCTCCGGTGCGCCGAAGGCCACCTGCATTACTTTCCTGCCCATGTTGTCATCCCTCCTTGTATCAATTCCTGCCACTTCTGGCGTACCCTATTAATCACTCTGAACCGCAGTTATATCAAGCGTTTTCCGCGAAAATACTGTCCAAAGAAAGCCCGTGCCTTCTGGCTATGATTGTGTAAGCCTTCCTGCGTTCCGCAGCCGTGAGCGCACCCTCCGATGCCAGCCGGTCAACCAGGGAAAGCGATACCCGGTATGTGATGAGGTTATCCGCCGAATACTGCTCCGGCAGGTTTGCGCCTGTGCTTCCCGTAGCATTCCCGGCTGCAGAATTTCCTTCCCTGGTTCCCATAGCTCACAAACTCCTTCCCGCACTGCTGGCATACCAGCGTGTAATATGCTTTTTTGTTCATCTCCGACTGGTGCGCGTTCCAACACCCCATCCGGCATTTATCTGAACAGAACCTTTTTTCCTTCCTGCCCTTGTTCTGCGTGACCGCCTTCCCGCACTGCGGGCAGGTGTGGGCATCTTCCGTCCCCGGATGCCTCCGTAGGTAAGACTTCACTGTATTTAATGGCAAGCACAGCACCTCCGCTATTGCAGCGGCGCTCTTCCCTTGCTGTTTCAGGCTGCTGATCCTTTCCATATCTCCATCCGTCATGTCTGGCACCTCCTCATCATACGGAGATTTGAAAGCAGCTTTATACACCCACAGACTCAAAAAAATATCTGCCGGCCGTCCCAAAGCCGTTATACCTCCTCACCATACGGAGATTTGGGAGCGGTTTTGGATACCCATGGAGCAGAAAAAATTTGTGCTGGTGACATAATTGACCGATATGTCAGCAAACAGAATTTTCTCGGCACACATTATAGTACGCTCTCCTATCTGCTCGGTTTTTCCGACTGTATGGAACTAAAGGCAAAGGCGCTGCACTTTTCAGGCGTGCCAAAAAAGCCGGCTGAATAACGCAAAACAGCCCACAGATTTTTTTACATTCTGCAGGCTGTTTTCTTAAAAAACAAATGTGTCTTTACTATCTATGCTCTTTACGAATTCACACTTTTTCTTTTATATTTAGTGGTTATTTATTCTCACCCACCTTTTCTTCCCCGAAAATCCAAATATCCGACATATTAAAAACCACAGCATTATTGCTTTCAGAATAAATCCCTGAAATTTTGTATGTATGCTCAAATTCCAGTCCGTTAATCGAAAGCAGCCCTATCACAAATGACTGGCTTGTAACCTTCATCTGCCTCCGGGTGTTAAACATTATATCGTCCGGCACCTTGAACGCCATTGGCTCTGCCGCCTCACAAGGCATCACAGCAAAGGAATCCATCTCCTTATTTATTTTAAGGCATATATGGGATGGCGCACCGATCACACGGAGGACATCCTTTCCGATATTGATCACGTTAACCCTGCCATAGATGGATATTTCCAGCTTCACCGTGTTCTTATTTCCTCTCCATAGTTTTCTCTTATCCGCACCGTTATCTTCACTCATCTCCTTCACCTCCATCTGATGGCCTTTCGATAGGTGGCTGTTCTTGCTGGGTCAGGCCAGGTTCCCCCTGTCCATGGCCTGTCTGCGTTTCGTTTTCCTTTGACAGATCAGACTGTGTCAGGATTTCACTGCCTTCATTCACATTCTGTTCTCCCTCCTGCGGTATATCGGAATAGGTCTGCCCAACATAATCCTCCAAGTATTCAAATAAATTCATTTGCCTTGCCTCTACATAATCATTGTAGGATTTTCCAATGACATCTTTATAGGCGTCTGGATAATACTTGACCTGTTTCTTTTTTACTTCACCTGTTTCTTCGTTTACAATCTCCACAGGCTTTGAATCAAACATAACAGCTTCTTCCAATTCAAAGACAAGCACGAGCCCCTCCCT